ATCTAATGATGTCTACACTTACACAGCAATTAAAACAGCGGCATCAACTTACACAATATTAGCGTCGCAAACTCAATTTAAATAAGGAGTAGAAAGAATGCCTTTAAACTCAACACGTGGAGCAAGTTCTGCAAAAGGATTTGGATTTACATCAGGTAGTGTTAAACCAGTTGATTTTGATTATTTAGTAGTAGCTGGAGGAGGAGCTGGTAATTTTCCTCTTGGTGGTGGTGGCGGAGGAGGAGGAATGAGATCTTCTTATCCAGGTGGAACAAAAATAACAGTCAATTCAAAAAATACAACAATTACAGTTGGGGCTGGTGGAGCAGGTTTAAACCCACAACCTGGTTATGCCCCACCGGCTGTTATAGCTACTCATGGTCAAGATTCTTCTATAGGAGCTTTCCTTACTTCCGCTGGTGGCGGAGCTTTTAATGGTACGGAAGCTTATGGACCACCAAGCGCTTCACCAGAAAACGCATCGATTAGAAATGGTGGAAGTGGTGCTGGTCAAACTCACCAACAACAAGGATTAGAAGGAATAGGAAATACTCCTCCAGTAAGTCCTTCACAAGGAAACCCAGGTGGCCCAGGTGGTGGATCATTTGGAGCATCAGGTGGTGGTGGCGCAGGTGCTGCTGGAAACAATGGACAAACTCCAGGAAACCCAACTAACTCTGCTGGACCAGGTGGTGATGGAGCAAGTAATTCAATTTCAGGAAGTCCAGTGACTTATGCTGGTGGTGGTGGAGGCGGTGGTTATGCTGCTCCCGCTGGTGGTGGCGGACCTGGAGGAGGAGGAGCTGGAGGATATCCAGGTACTGGAACATCGGGATCAGATAATTTAGGTGGAGGTGGTGGAGGTCCAGGACCCATTTCTGGAACAGGTACAAATGGTGGGTCTGGAATAATTTATTTAAGAGTACCAACTGCTCTTGCGCCAGTTTCTTTAGGTGTATCACCAGGAACAAATACAATTACAACAGATGGAACAGATAAACTTTTAACTTTCACAGTTTCAGGAACATTAACAATTTAAAAATATGGCTTATTTTGCTGAATTAGATTCAAATAATATAGTTATAAGAACTGTAAAAGCATGTAATCAAGACATTGCTAATAATGGTGGAGAACAATCTACACAAGCGGCTAAACATTTTGAAAGTGTTTTTCCATTATCTTCTAATGGAGTTAAATGGGTTCAAACATCGTATAATGCTAATTTTAGAAAAAAATTTGCAGGGAAAAATGATTATTACGATGAACAAAACGATATATTTTATTATAAAGATAGTCCACATCCTTCTTGGACATTAGATTCTAATTTTAATTGGCAACCACCCACTCCAGAACCTTCTATTACAAATTCACCTTTAAATAATCATCCATTAATTATTTCGTGGAATGAGTCTATATTAAAATGGGTTGCATTTGCTTATGATAATGAAAATAATAAAGTAAATTTTGAATGGAATTCAAACACTCAAAATTGGAATCAAATATAAATACTTTACAGAATAATTTATATTTAGTATAAAGAAAGAATAAAGAATAAAATATGAATTTAAAATATTATTATTGGTATTTTGAAAAAGCATTATCTAACAAATTTTGTGATGATCTTATCAATACTGGAAAATCTTTACAAAAAAAGAAAGCATTAACAGGAACTGCTAATAAATATACAAAAGAAGTTCAAAAAATAAGAAAATCAAATGTAGCTTGGTTAAATGACCAATGGATTTATAAAGAAATACATACATATGTTCAAACAGCTAACAAAAATGCAGGATGGAATTTTGATTGGGATTTTTCAGAAAACTGCCAATTTACAGAGTATAAAAAAGGACAGTTTTATGATTGGCATTGTGATTCATGGGAAACTCCTTATAATGATCAAAAAAATGTTAATACACACAATAAAATTAGAAAATTATCTGTCACATGTTCTTTATCTGATCCAAGTGAATATGAAGGTGGAGAATTAGAATTTGATTTAAGAAATAGTCCAGATGGAAGTCCTAATATAATTAAATGCAAAGAAATACTTCCTAGAGGATCTATTGTTGTATTTCCAAGTCATGTTTGGCACCGTGTAACACCTGTCACAAAAGGAACACGTTATTCATTAGTAATATGGAGTTTAGGATATCCTTTTAAATAATATGAGCTTTGAAAAAAATAAATATTTAGTTATTAAAAATGCAATATCAGAAGAACTTGCAAATTTTTGCTATAATTATTTTATAATAAAAAGAAAAGTTTACGATACTCTTTATCAAGCAAAATATTTAAATAATTTTAATAATGATTGGGGTACTTGGTTTGATCCACAAGTTCCAAATAGTTATTCACATTATGCGGACATAGTAATGGAAACATTATTGTTAAAATTAAAACCATTAATGGAAGAAAAAACTAAACTAACTTTAATTGAAAATTATTCTTATGCAAGAGTATATCAAAATGGAAATGTATTGGAAAAACATAAAGATAGATTTAGTTGTGAAATATCAACAACTTTAAATTTAGGAGGAGACTCTTGGCCTATATTTATAGAACCAGATCCTAAAAAAGGTAATCATAAAAATGGTAGATATGTTCCAAGTAGATCAAAGGGAATTAAAATAACTTTAAATCCTGGAGATATGTTGGTATATAGAGGATGTGAATTAGAACATTGGAGGAATAAATTTAAAGGAAATAATTGTGTTCAAGTATTTTTGCATTATAATGATATATTATTAGAAAATGCTGAAGAAAATAGATTTGACGGAAGACCACATTTAGGGCTACCCTCATGCTTTAAAAAAAATAAAAATATATGACAGATAAAGATATAAAAATAAAAGAATTAGAAGAATTATTAAACTCAGAACGAGTACTTAGGGGTTCTGAAGTTTTAATGAATAATGATTTAAAAGAATATAATAAAAAACTTGAAATTCAAATTGAAAAATTATTAGAAATTAATCAAGATTTTTTAACAAAAATTGTTAATTTACATAGAAATATAAAAAAAATATCAGAAAAGTAAAATGTCTAATACTTTAAATGTTAAAGTATTTCCTACTTTAATAAAGTACGTTAGTAATTTTTTAAATGAAAAAGAATTAAATCAAATTATAAAATTAACTTTAAATAAAAAGTTATCTTCACATTTATCTTTAAAAGGAAAAGCAAAGTCAACTCACGAATTAAATAGTGATATTTTTTCAAATGTTGATAAAAATATTGTAAAAAAAATAAAAGATAAAGTTAATGAATACGCTGTAGATTATGGAGTTAAAAAATTAAAATTAGATAATTCTTGGATAAATATACAAAATAAAAATAGTATTTTAAATAAACATTCTCATCCAGATAGTATTGTGTCTGGAGCTTTATATTTAAAAGTAGATAAAAATAGTAGTAAAATATATTTTTATAATCCTAATACTTATCTCACATTTGTTAATGTATTTAAACAAACAGAATTTAGTTGTGAAAATTATTTTTTTACTCCGCAAATAGGAGATTTAATTCTTTTTCCAAGCTGGTTATTGCATGGATCTAACAATGAAGAAAATAATTCAATAGAAAGAATTGTATTAAGCTTTAATACTTTATATTTATAATGAGCAAGTTCAATTACTGGCATTGGAATAATTTAATAAATAAAAAAGACATATTAAAAATTAACAATTTTATTGAAGAAAATTTTGATTTAATTGAAGATAAAGAATCTTCTTCTAAAGATCTTAATAATAACTATAAAAAAAATTCAACCGTTAAAATAATATCTTTTAAAAAAATAAAACATTTATTAAATAATGTAATAGAACATTGTGTGTATACTGCACGACATAATTTTGGATATGATGTATTTTACCCTTCTGATCTTGACGGATGTAATTTAAATATATATTCTGATAATGATTTAGGAAAATATGATTGGCATACAGATGGAACAGACAATCCTTTAACAGATATTAAATTTACAATTTTAATAAATTTATCTTTAAAGAAATATGAAGGAGGGTCTTTTTATTTGTTTCACAATAATGAAATGGAAATAAAAGAATTAAATAACTCAGGAAATACTATAATGTTTAAATCAGCAATAAATCATAAAGTAACACCTGTAACAAAAGGAGAAAGAAGGACTTTGGCTATTTTTTTATATGGTCCTGCTTTTAAATAATATGATAGCATTATTTAGAGATAATTTTTTATCTAAAGAAGAATGTAATAATTTAATAAAATTTTATAAAAAAAATATTAATAAAAAAAATAGAAAAATTAATGCCTCACAAAGAGTGAGTAATGTTTTTCCTTTAGCGATTGATATTAATAATGATTTAAGTGGGTATATTACTAATTTTAATAAAATGGCTGCTTTAATTAATGATTCTGTTGTTGATTGGGGTCAGATTGTTAAATGGACTAAAAATTCTTTTCAGGACGTACACTTTGACGACGCGTCTTCTAAAACTACTTTATCTTCTATTTGTTATTTAAATGAAGATTTTGAAGGAGGTCAAACTTATTTTGAAGAAGGGACATTATTTAAACCTAAAACAGGTAGGGCTTTATTTTTTGACGGTAACTATTATTTTCATGGAGTTAAAGAAATTCTTTCAAAAGAAAGATATGTTTTAGCATTATGGTATAAAAAAAAATAAATTTATGGAATATAGATTTGGAAAATTTGGACCTTTTATTTTTCATGTAAAAATAAATAAGTTAATATGTAAAGAAATTTTAAAACTTTGTAAAAAACAAATTAATTTTAATACAGAATTAGCTGGTCATCTTAAAGATCAATATAGAATAGATAAAGATAAATATTTTGAATTTATAAAAGAATATTTAGTTCTTTATGTATCAGAAGCTGAAAAATGGTACGGTAAAAAAATAGCTGAAAATAGTATTGAGATATCCAGTGCTTGGGTAAATTATATGAAGGCAGGTGATTTTAATCCACCGCATGTTCATATTAATTGTAATTTATCTAGCGTATTATTTTTAGAAATACCTAAAGGATTAAAAAAAGAAAAAAAAGAATATGTTGGAAGACATTTTGGACCAGGAACACTAGAATTTTTATACGGAGAATATAGAGAATTAAATAATATGAATATGAACGTTGATCCAGAAGTTGGTGACTTTATTATTTTTCCAGCAAATGTAAAACATGTTGTATCACCTTTTAAATGTAGCGGAACAAGAATATCTCTTGCAGCTAACTTTAAATTAAAATGAAAGTATTGGGGGTAAATTTAAGTCATAATGCTTCAATAGCTATTGTTGAAGATGGAAAACTTTTGATGTCTTTAGAACAAGAAAGACTTTCTAAAATTAAAAAAGACAAAAATATTAATAAGTTATTTGAAAAAATAAAAAATAATTATTTTGATATAATTACATATACTTCATTCAACATAAATGTAGCTCATGAAAAAAAATATGAAAATTATATAAAGATTGAATTAGAAAAAAATAATATAAAATTTAATAAATTAATTCTTTTTAGACATCATCATTTAACACACGCCTTTACTGCTTTTTATAACTCTGGTTTTAAAGAAGCAATATGTTTAATTATTGATAATGGAGGTCTTCAATTTAAAGTAGATAATGAAGAACTTGGACAAGAAGTATTATCAATCTATAAAATAAACTATAAAAAATATGAATTACTTTTTAAATTATTAAAAAGTAATAATGGAGCAAACAAAATATTAAAAAATTACCACAATATTAATTGTGTGAGCCCTGCTGGAGTATTTGAATTATATGCTAGTGTTTTTAATTTTAAAGAACCTGGTTCTGTTATGGGACTAAGTGCTTATGGAAAAGAAAATAGTAATATTTATCCTGTATATAATAAAGATAATATTTTTTGCGAATTAAATCTTAACTTTAATGATTTAGCCATACGGCATGAAAAAGGTTGGGAAGGTTTAGTAACAAAACAAGATTTATGTTATCGAATACAGAAAGATACAAATGAATTGGTTATGACTTATATTAAAAAAATTATGCAAGAACATAAAAATGTAAGTATATGTTTGAGCGGTGGTTATTTTCAAAACTCAATGGCTAATTATAAATTTTTACAATTATCAAAAAATATATATGTAGACCCTGTATGCCATGATGGGGGTGTTTCAATAGGACTTGCACAACATGCATGTTTTATTGAAGGAAAAAATAAACCAATTAGATTTAAAGATTTATACAAAGGAATAAAATATAACTATTCTATAAAAGAAATTGATAATTTAAACTGTAAAATAAAAAATGTAAGTAATAAAGATGTAGCTATATTATTGGCAAATAATAAATCTATTGCAATATATCAGGGAAGATCCGAAATAGGACCTAGGGCTTTAGGAAATAGATCTATATTATATAATCCAGCAGATCCTAAAGCAAAAGAAAAAATTAATTTAATTAAAAATAGAGAATGGTTTAGACCTTATGCAGGGACTGTATTACATAAACATACAAATGATTGGTTTGATTTAAAAGGAAAAAAAGAAATAAAATTTATGTCTTATGTAGTAGAAGTTAAAAAAGATAAAATTAATAAAATCCCTGGAATATGTCACATAGATAATACATGTAGAATACAGACATTAAAAAAACAAGATAACAAATATTTTTATAATTTATTAAATGAATTTTATAAAATTACATGTATACCTGTCATATTGAATACTTCATTAAATTTAGCTGGAAAACCTTTAGTAGAGGATATTGAAGATGTGGTTATTTTTTTAAATAACTCAAATATAGATTATGTATATCTTCCAGAATTTAATAAATTATTAAGTAGATAATTAAAGTGAAATTTATAGATCAATTAATTAATCCTATTGAATCAACGATTAAACAAAAAAAAGAAGAGTTATGGGACGTTTCTGGTATTTTAAAAGATAGATCTAATCAAGAATTTAAATTTGATTTAAGGCCTTTAAATAAAGATTTATCTAAAAAAGGTTCGTTTAAAACTAGAGCTGATAAAATGGTATTTGAAACAACATCTCAATGGATACTTGTAGATATAGAAGAATTACATAACTATATTAAACAACATGAATTAAAGGTTGTAGAATTAGAAGATTTGATATCTAAGCTAGATTGGAATATAGTACTTTCAAAAAAGTAGTGCATTTACTAACAAAAACTATATAAGGAAAGGCTTATGCCTTTACAGAAGATACAATTTAAGCCAGGATTCAACAAACAACAAACTGCAACCGGAGCCGAAGGGCAATGGATTGATGGTGATTTTGTAAGGTTTCGTTATGGAGAACCTGA